TTGATTTGACTTTGCTGCTCGATGTCCAGCTATCCAATGGATCAGTGTCGTTTAGATTCCCCGCGCTTTTTCCGGCTTTATTGGTCCTCAGATTGAACGCAATAATTTTGTAATTTGACGTATAAGTAGCTTGGCCAATCCAATAATCAAAACCGTTTGGAATAAGCCCTAGATCAATCCATAAAGACGAGCCAGCGGTTGCCGTCCCCGGCGGTGGACCTGCTAAAGTTTGATCAAATAGAGAATTTGCCATTAGCTTTCTACCCCGGTAAATTGCGCCCAAAGAGATCCGCGAGCTAAAGCAGATTCATAGGTTAATCTTAAAATATCGGAAGCCGAGGCAATCTTTAAACCTTCCGGCCAAACTAACTGTTGATCGCTCGGATCTTGCCCATGGATTTGAAGCGTAAGACGAGCTATGACCGCCCAAGCACCCGCGCCAGCCGTTTGCTTTTCGAGCCTCAAATACAAAGGCGAGGATTGAAGGTCAAAGTTAGCTTCCATGGTATAAAGTTTGAAAGTTTTCCCCGATGGAACCGTATAGCTAACAAGTTGGGTTTTCGTCTTTGTCGCAACCGTGATCTCGGATGATTTATAAATCGAAACATAGCTAGCGGGATCAGCGATAACAACCGATCCAACTGATATCGATTGTTCACCTATGTTTTCGTTTGCAATTGCCATTAAACGTCACCCACGTTTTCGCGGTTAAAAACCGCCTCATAATTAACATTTCCCGATGATGATTTAACGGTAATCTGGGTTAGCTTTCCCTTTGGCGTCCAGGACCAATTACCGCCAGAATAGATAGTTTTCCAATTAGTTCCGCCATCGAGCGAAACAAGCAAATTTCCTGGCTGGCTTTTTAGGCAGGTAATAGAAAATTCAGATATCACGCCTAAAGCGGTTGGAATCGATACGGCAGTAGTTGTCGCCGTCCCGTTTGAGTGAACCGTATTTCCCTGAACGTCAATCGATTCAAATTGAGGGATGGCGTCAACCATTCGAAAACCCCTGCGAGTTGGAAGGCTATCCCCAATTATAGGGGATAGCCCGGCTTATTTTAAGCCTCTAGCGCAGTGATCGCAGCGCGAAGCGAGGAAAGAGCCTCAAAGTTCTTGGCTTTGACTTTAAGGGTTTGAGTTCCAGTAGAGCCGGACGTAAAGGTTAGGCAATGAAGTTGATCGGAAACGGTATAAGCTCCAGAACCGACAACAATCTCACCTAAAATTGTTTCCGAACCGTTGTCATCCCAAACAATTTGAAAAAGAGAATCACGGCGGCACGAAACGATAAAGCCGATTTCCGAGTAGGCCTTAGAGTTAGCTAAAGAAATTGATGCGCCAGTAACTAGTGCGAGCGTTGCGGAACCGGCAGCAAGTTCGCCCTTGGCATTTTTGCAAGTTCCGGGTGCAGCGCCAGTGTCAACGATCAGCGCGCCGCCTGCCGTTGTGCGAAGGTAAATGAGGTTCCCCGATGCGTCCTTTGCGACTAACGCGGCATGGGCATTGGTTCCCGCTGCCGCATCGCCTTCAACCCGCTTGTGTAAGGGTAAGCCCGCTTGTGAGGATGAATCCTCTAAGATCATGAAACTAGTCCTTGGATCAGACATGGCAAAAAACTCCCCATAAAAAATGATGATTAGCGAATTTGATTCGCCGAAAGCATTCGGAAATATTTTAAAAGGTCTTTAAGGCGAGGGATGGCTTGTATAGAAAATTCGTGCGGTTACATCTAAAGCAGGTCCATCAGGCTGATTATAGCTAAGTTCAACCGTATCGCCTGCATTAGCCAAAATCCACGGTTTGAGTTGGATATTTACCGTTGGCTCGGCAGGTCCAGTTTTCCCGGCCTCGACTTCGGAACCATTCACAGAAAGGGAAAATGCGGCATAGGCGCGAGAAACAACGATAACCCGCCTTAGCTTCCAAATCACGCCGCTAGGAGGCGTTTGGGAAATGGCTACCTGAGGTGTCCCCGGTGTTGAAAGATTGAACCATTCGAGGATTTGAGCCGGTCCATATTCGTCGGTGATCAACGGTTCAGCGATCGAAACCGGCAAAGGGCTTGGGCTTGTGATGATTACAGGCTGAATTGGGCTTTCCTTGCACTTTGCCATTAGCTCTTTTTCCCATGCGCGATGATATCGATTGTCCCGCCTGTGCAACCGTTCGCCGTATAGCGAGCTTGAAGGAATCGAAAGCCTAGGCTTTGGCGAATCCAAAGACGCGCACTAGAGGCCTCGTCTAAAATCCAAAAGCCATCATCGATTTCGCAACCGTCAAACGTCGATTCTTCGGGAAGTAGCGAGGCATGAAATTGCATACGACCGTCTAAGGTTCCCGTCGCGCCCGTCCAAACAATCTGAACCGCACCCATCGGCATATCGCGGAAATCGGCAATATCTGAACGGAAGTCACTGCCAAGACTAAGGCCTTGAGCAAGATAAATGCGATTGACAGCCGTGGCAGGTTTAACAAGGCTCATTCCGCATCCTCAGGCGTATTTCCGAGCGCTTTCCATGCGAGATATTCCCGCCAAAGATAATGGTCAGGATTGCATGGGATGAATGAAATATTATTTTCATCGCTCAATTTAATCCCTACGCTATCATTTCCTTGCTCGATATATTGATAAGCCATTTTTTATAGCTCCGCGTCAAAGCGCCAATAAAGAACATGCGATAAACTATGGTTCCTACGCAAGAAACTCACAGCAATCGCGCCGTTTGGCGCTGTATTGAGATTAACAATCGCTTGATCCTTTGAAGCATGTTGCAATGAAAAAGAACTAACATTGTAAGTTGTCCCGCTATCTTGTTGGACATAAGAAGCAGGAAAAGTATTAACCAAACCGAATGTTGCAGATGGCGTAATCCTCATGAATACCGGAAATTTTGAAACATACATATAAACACTAGAGCTATGGTATGCCGCTAGAGCAATTTGGCTACTACCACTATTAGGAATATCATTTGTGCGCGGGAAAGTTCCGTCAAATGGGTTATTAAATTCAGTGTAGCAATATCTTTGGCAACGTCTTAGCTCATCCACTATTGTCCCTGATCTCGAAAACGGAAGGGAAAACCTAATCGGTCCTTTATACATGGCGATGCCTGTAAGCTGAAAAGTAGCGCCGGTTGTTCCGGCCCATGAAACCTGAGAGCTAGATGATATCTTGTTATCTGATTTCCAAGATCCAACCGTTGCGCTTTCAAAATCTGATCCAGAATCGAGAACCCAATAAAGAACTAAACCCTTACCGTTATTGAAAAGCCACGTTCCAGAATTATCGAGCGTTAAATCGATATATTTCAAAACCCAAGTGTTGATTTCCCCGCCGCTTATAGCGAAAGTTCCTATATAAGAACGATCTTGGCCATTATTTTCAAAACCAACGCTATATGTTCCGGCGACACTTATTTTAACCCAAAATTGAAGCCTAATTTCTTTTCCGTGGAGTTCCGCATAATCGATGCCCTCAATTTTATATCGAATGGAAAATTGATCGCTAGAAGCGCCAGCCGATCCCGTTCCGTTAGTTACCTTGATTGATCTCGTTAAATGAAAACCAGAAAGAGAATCGCTTGGCGCATCCTCGACAACTTCATATTTTCCAGACCAGCCGCTAGTTTTGAAAACAGAAAATCTATCAGCCAAGAATGAATCGCCGCTTGTTGGAAGCGTTAAGGCTTGCGGGGAAGGAACTATAGCCGTCCATGACACGCCGCCATCAGTTGATTTATTTAGGCCAGCATCCGAACCAATCAAGCCAGCGGTTGAACTTGTAAACCAAATGCTATTTAAAGCCGCTTGCGGTTCATTAAAAGTTTGAACGGTCCAACTAGATCCACCATTCGAAGTAGAAAGAACGGTTCCACTAGAACCGCAAGCCCAACCAATACTTGAGCTAACGAAATAAAGAGAATTTAGCGTGTTGGCCGTCCCCGAAGTTTGCCCGGTCCAGTTAGCGCCGCCATCCGAGGTTGTTCGGATAGTTCCGGCACCGCCAACAACCCAACCTTGCGTTGAGCTAGTGAAGAAAACGCCCCTAATATTTTGGGTTGTCCCCGAAGTTTGCGCGGTCCAGTTAGCACCGCCGTCGGTCGTTACGCGAATAACCCCTGCGCCTGCCGTTGCATCGCCAACCGCCCAACCCTGACTTGAGCTAGTGAAGAAAACGCCGCGTAAAGTAATGGCAACGCCTGAAGTTTGAGCGGTCCAATTTGATCCGCCATCGGAAGTTGTGCGGATTACACCGCTAGCACCGACCGCCCAACCTTGCGTTGAGCTAGTAAAAAAGATGCTATTAAGAGCGGTAGCAACACCCGAAGTTTGTGCAGTCCATGTTACCCCGCTATCAGTTGTTTTAAGAATTATGCCGCCGTCGCCACAAGCCCAGCCAGTTGTCGAATTGATAAAGAAAACAGAACGGAGTATGTTTGCGCCAGCGGTAGAATCTCTAGTTGTCCATACTGATCCGCCGTCTGTTGTTGTCGCAATATATGAAACGGTTCCTTGACCGCCAACGATACAGCCGTTGCTTGAACTTTGAAAATGAACCCCATTGATACTTAAAGCAGGCGTAAGCCGTTGAGCGATTTCTATTGCGCCGTTGATAATATGGTTTCTAATAGAGCTACCAAACAAACCATATCTTAATGCGGCTAAATCTGTCATTTATGAAATTCTCCAACCATAGGTTGAGTTAATATAGGTCGCTGTTATGCGATCACCGGAAACATTTAAGGGTAGATCGCTCGCGCTTCCGTTAATGTTACTACCGTTACGCGCCAGTGTCACATTGAAGGAAGCCCAACTGCCCGAAACGTCGATAACGTCAACCTCGTCGTTTATTGAAGGGCTTCCCGGAAGGGTTACAGTAAAAGCGCCGCCGCTTGAATCGGTTTTAACTCGATCGCCTGGGATCGCCGTATAGTTTGCTGTTTTGATCGAAGTAAGATTTTTTGGATAATATTCCTGATCAACAAGCCAACCAGAGGTTGTAAAAACAAATCGAACCCTAGACCATGGCATGGTAAAGGTGCGAGAACCTGCGACACCGTTTAAATTATTTCCGCCAGGGGACACGGTTAAAGGGTTAGTTCCCCATGTTCCGGCATAATCCAAAACCTCAACTTTGTTGCCAATCGATCCCGATGGAAGCGTAACTGTAAATGATCCGCCCGTTGTATTAGTTAGCACTTTGTCACCGACAAGCGCCGAATAGTTGGAAGTTTTAACAGCGGTAAACGATTCAAAATCAATCGCAGCAATAAGACCGCTCAAGGCGTTGGTAGCAAGGTTAGCTCCCGACGCTGGTTTCCAAGTTTTCGAGGTTCCATCGTAGGAAAGGACTTGGCCGGTTGTCGGCGGGGTTGATAGGTCAACGTCGTAAATATCATCGAGCATAGGCGGCGAATGGCGAACCACAAGCGCAATATCCCGCGCCGATCCTGAGTTATTCGTAACCCTGATCTTGGTCGTTAAAAAGGAAGGCGTTGCCGCTATTGTAAATGCGGTTATTGCTGGCGTTGACGTTGGCGTAATTCGCGTTAGCTCGCCGGTTCCCGTATCTCGAAGGTAAAGGATGGCTGTAATATCAGTTAGAGCCGTTTTGAAATTATGCTCGAAATCGACCGACGCCGAGTTAGCTAGGGCGTTTTGATAGAAAAACCGGGAATCAAGAAAATCCCCAACGCGGGTTAAAAGCGTTGCAATCTTGGTATGCAGCGAACTACCGCCATCATGGTCAAGATCAGGATGATCAAGCTGCGCTCTCGAAATTACAGTTGAACTTGTTGGCATTGATTCATTCCTTTAGTAGCGATATTCGTGCAAATTGAATTTCTTCTCATCATCGGTAAGAGGTCTAACAGTTACCCGACCGTCAATCAGGACAGTAAACTTATCCCAACGATTCATCATAGCAAGGCCGACGATTTTAGTGGACGGGGAACCGACAACTAGGCTTTGCGCCGATACCCATTGCGTTGAAACATAATCTTGGCCGGGGATCTCAAGCGCCCTAAGAATACCCCAACCCGCTTGGTGTTCGGTTTCAATCACAGCGGTTTTCAGATTTGACTTCTTGACGTTCCAGGCTAAGGCGACGCCTGGGTTATTCCAGCCGCCATACTCGCAGTGGTCTTTAAACTCAAAAACCCAACGAAGTCTAAAAACTGGCTTAAGGCCAAAGGTAAGCGCGGTAAGATGGCTCAAAAATGGATCGTTGGCGGCTGGTTTCCATAATTCTGCAATAACTTTTTCCATTTGTTAGCTCGTATAGCTATAAACTAAGGCTAGATCCCATTGAATCTTGATACCCTCGGCAGGTCCCGATGGAAGATAATAACGCATTTTCAAATGTGCCCTATCCCCCAAAACGGTATCGCCTGACTTTCCAACTTTGCCAGCAACCGGGACCGAGGCATCAGTTTCTATTCCCGCGTTATTCCAGGTCATGGCGTCTTGATGGACAAGAAAAGCCGTGGGGATCGTAATGCCTTGTTGTCCCGATCCATAGTCACGCCCATAAATTTTTACTTGCGAGCGGGAAGGGAGAAAGGCGGAAAGACCTAAAGCGCCCGGCACGTCGGCATCCATTTCAACCCTCAACCCGCTTCCTAGTCCGTCGCTATTGTTGGCGGTTGCGGTTCCTGAATTATAACCCTTGGTTTTCATCAGGTCGTAATCGTCGGTAGCCGTATCGTCGCCGCCATAGGTTTGCGAGAAAGTGCTTATCGACGTTGCTAGGTCCGTTATCGGATCAACAACGGCGTCATGGCGAACGAATAAATCAAGCCAGCCAGTGTTTAGGTTTTGGGAAACGATCGGACAATATTGGCCGGACGAACAAAGCCCCATATCAACGCCGCTACCGCCGCCATTTAAAAGATCGGCTACTTGAGCGCCCGCAATTGTCTTTGAAACGGTAAGGCTAACACTCACGTTTTATCACTCCTCGGTTATGATACCAATTTGATCGCCGCCCACGATTCCGCTACCGCTTGGTTCCCAACCAGAAAATGGGATTAGCTGGAAGCTCCACAACTTCACAGGAATGGTTAGGCCGGATGGATCAAAGCCAAATTCGCGTATGATCGCCGGAACGTCCACAAACTGAGTTGATCCAATTTCAAATCTTAAAATGATCATATCACCGATATCTAAAAGAGCTGCGCGGGAAGTTAGATTTAGGTTGATAAACTCCGAAAATGCGCTAGCAAGTTTAAGCATTTCCTTTAGGTTATTCAAAACATCCGACTCAACATAAAGATTAGGAAAGAAAATGCTTTTAGAAATGTCCTTTCCCGCCTGGGTAATCGCGTCCGAGTTCCTATAAACTGAGGTTGAAAGCCTTGCTTCGCCGCCTTCCGGTTGCCTATCGTAATCTGCTTTCGCCCTGTTCCAGTTATTTATCTCATCAATTTTCGGTGAAAATGTTTCTAGTTTTACGTCCCAATTCCTGGCTTTAAATCCTGACACCAAAGCGGTCGTATATTTTGATGCCCAATCGTCAAAATGAAGGCTTGAAAGTTTGAATTTCCCGGTGCGGTCAATGAATGGCTCAAGTCGAACTTGCTCAAAGAGCGACGCAACATAAGCCATGCTTGGCGTTCCCTCTTGCTGCCATATTCTCGACTTGACGTTGGCAACCGCTGAAACCGTTGGCGTTGACTTGTCCCGGTATGTGTCCCAATTCGCGTTGAAATCGCCATCAACAAAGCCGCCAAACCGTTTCAAAATATCCTTTCCCTGGCTAACGATATTATCGTCGTATGATCCTAAATCGATTCCCTTGACCTTTATGTAAAAGGTGTCACCTGATTCATAAATATACGGGTTCCCGTCGAGTAGCGTTATGCCGCCATTGCCAGATTGCTTGAGGTTTACAAATCGATTACCCGATCCAATCGTAACATCGGCAGCCGCAAACGTAGCCGACTTGTCGCCTCTAATAACTTTTACCGCCGACGAATTAACGTAGCTTATATCAATGTCGCTTATAAAAACGGTTAGGCTTGTGGTTCCCGCTAGAACGCTGGCACTAGCGCCATTAACCGGGAAACCTAGAACCCCTGCTTTAACGGCATCGAGGTTAACGGTCCAATCACCATAAATCACCGGCGCGCCTAATCCGATCTTGTCGGCCTCGATGTCCGGGAAAGATGCTTGAGTTAAAACCGTGCTTGGAAATTCTACGTTGGCGCGATCGAACTCGTTGCGAGCCGTTAGGGTAAACGTGGACTTGTCACGGGAAAAACCGCTTGTTTCAGTTATGTGCCCTGAAAAAATTTCTTGATATGTCGCAGTGACCTCGCCAAGTCCAACTTTGACAGTTACCGCTTTTCCGATGAATCCGTTATAAGATGATCCGCCTGGAAGATAGAGGTTAAAACGCCCATCGGTATTATTGATTGAGATTTGCAGGTTAGAAAATTGGATTTCTGGGGATAGCCAATCGCCAACCGTTCGGCTAATTACGGGGAACGTGCAAAGCGCCTCGTAAAACCTATTCCCAACATACTTGTTACGATCACTGGCATAAATCGTCCCGCCAGGGGTTTCAATCTCAGCGATCATTTCTAATCGCTGCTCAAGGTTATCCTGGCATTCATCGAGAAGGGATTGCGTTAGGCTTGTTGCCGAAAGATATGGCTGCCGGTCGCGTGTTCCCATTTATAAAGCCTCGTCCCAGTTTAGATCGAAATTGACATAGTGCGCTGATTGATCGGTTCCCTCGGAATGCTTCGTATGAGAAAACCTTGGAAGCTCAACCAGCTTTGCAAACACTGCAAAAAGTTCGGGGTAGTCAGGCGTTGGAATGATCAAACATTTTAGACTTGTCTTTGATTCGAGAATCATTTCGAGAACACTTTGAAAATCATCCGATCCCGCATTCATATTCTCAAATCTCAATGTTAATGACCGCCTAATAGCTCGATCATTCGAAACGGAAGTATAGGCCTCGATCGGGTTGGAATCCTTGAAATGCCTATATCCAAATTCGAGCGGATCAATAAAATTGTTGTTGGTCGAAAGTAAGGTTGATCGGCCAAAAACAATCACGCCGATAGCTATATAGCCATCAGAATTAAACGGATCTTGTATAACAAACCGCCAATAGCGCGATGCCTTTATCGGAAGGGCATTAGGAATGTAATAGGAATTATCCGAATTGATATCGAAATTAAACGAAGTGTTTAGGGTTGAAAATGCAATATCATCAGCGCCGGAAACCTCAACCGTTGCGCCTCGGCTAAGGTTGTGATTTAGCATTGCGAAGGTATCGGCAAAGATTCCCTGAGAAACTTCAGTATCGCAAATCAAAGTAACGGTAGTTACTCCGTCGTTACTTTGGTAACGCTGCTCAACGATATCGGTATTAAGATTTTTAGGCTGAAAATCCGTTGCAGTGGTTGTTGGGCTTGCCGTCCAATTATTTCCAGAATAACCCCTCGATGCAAAATCACATAGGAACCTTAGTTGTGTCGTATTGTAAAAAGGTTCTTCAACCTGCATACCAATCTGGGTGTTGGTTAATTGCTCAACCTGCATACCAAGATAAGCGGCGCGTTTGGCTGCTAGATAGGACTTAGCTAAATAGCCTTCGTTGGCGTTTAGGTATTTGCCTAGATCAACGTGATTCATTTATCGAACTCCCGCCGATGCAATAATGAACTCGCCTTCTTGCGACCGCTTTTTGATTTGCTTGAAAAGTTCGGGAATGACTTCGCGCCGGATTGAGTCGGTGCTTAAATCGCTTTTGGCGTTAATAACAATCGAACCAATCTGAACATCGCCGCCCGATCCCTTACCGGCATTGATCCGTTGGAGCGCGTCTAGGTTCCCCGCCGTAGCCGAACGGTTAACAACAAATTCACCAGGGGTTAGCATCGCCGGAACCGTATCCGTCCCTCTAGGCTCAAAAAATCCGCCATCGGCTGCATAAGCGGGGACGAGGCCGCCGCGAGCGAAAGGCAAAGCCAATTCACCGGGGATAAGGTCCATTTCGGGAATCAGGGTAAAGCTATAGCTTTTCTTGAAAAGCTCAAAACCAACGTCAACCCTTTGAAGTTTTAAACCGTTCATAAGATCTATTATTGGTTGCAGTATCTTTCTAAAGATGCCCTTGATCGATTCCCCGGCAGTTGAGAAGGCGTCCCCGATTGCCGTTTTAAAGCCGCTAAAATCAAAATCTAGGAGCTTTTTGAATCCCTCGGTTATGCCATTAAAGAATTGCCCAATGCCCGCGAACGTCGATTTTAGCGCGTCCCCGATCCCGCCGAAAATTTCCTTGGCCGAGTTCCATACCCCGCTTAAAAGGGATGCGCCTTGCTCGAACACTTGACCAAAGGCGTCGGTAATACCCTTGAGCGAGGAAATCACGCCTGACCATGCCTCGGATAGGACCGAACCAAGCGATTGAAAGAAATTCATGATTCCAGACCACGCATCCGAAATCAGCGCGCCGAATGTTTGGAAAAAGCTAATAACGAACTCCCAGGCGAGCCGAACAAATTCAGGAATGTTTCGGATGAAATCAATCACCATTTGCCAAGCGGTTTCAACAATGCCGATTATTGGTTGAATTACTTGCGTCCAAACCCAACGCCAAGCCTTAGTAACAAGATTCCAGATAGGCGTTAGAACTTTATCGAGAACCCAAAGCCATGCTTCCTTTAGCTTGGCTAAGAATCCTTCCCCGGCTTTCGAGATAGCTGCGACCGCTTGTTGCCCCATTTTTTGAACTTGTTCGGGCGAGGTCAACGCCATGTTAGCGCCCTTGGCCGATGCCTTTAAATCCTCAACCTTAAAGATGTCCCCGGAAGCCTTCTTAACTGCCTTCCCGACTTGTTCTAGCGCCTTGGTAGTTTGTCCTGGCAAGTCCTCGATCCATGCTGGCGCTGATACCTTAGTTTTTTTGCCAGAAAATTTATCAATCATTTTCTGAAACGCTTTTCCTATTGATTCGATTACTCGACCGATGCCTTTTATGATCCCGCCGATGATTCCCTCGACAACTACCAAAACGATAGCCTTGACGAGTGAGAAAGCTAGCTTGGTTACGATCTCAGGATCGGAAAATGTTGATACAAGAGAAACCACTAATTGACCGACAAGGCCTATTATTCCCTCGATGATTTTTTGAATGATCTTTGGCAGGTTATCCAAGATTGTCATAATCAAATCTGGAAGCGTTTCGATTACTGTATCGATCAAACTCATGAGCGCATCAATCAAAGTGTTCAGAATTTCCGGCAAGGCTTTCAGGATTTGACCTATAAGGGACGGCAAAGCCTTCACGAAACTTTCGAGCGCTTTCCCGATTGCTGGAATCAATGTATTAATGGCTTTCATGACGCCATCAATTAAAGCTGGTAGGCTCTTAAGAATGCCGTCCATCAATTTTGGAATTGCATCGGCTAAAATATCCCCTAACTTTGCAATCATGCTTCCTAGGGCATTTGCAATCTTCGGCATTGCCGAAACGATAGCGTCAACCAATTTAGGCACAGCCGCCGCGATTGCATCCATCATCTTGGGAAGTCCATCGGCGATTGATTGAACAATGCCGGGAAGTGCGGTTACGAATTTATTCACAATCGTCGGAAGATTCTTGATAAGGTTTTGAACGCCGTTTGCAAACGTGGTTCCAAAGTTATCAGCGATATCCCCGAACCGCTGGAACTCTTTCCCGATCAGGTCGGGAAGCCCTTGAAGTTTCTCGAATGCAGCGGCAGCTTTATTTTCGAATACAAACGAAAGTGCTTGTGAAAATATTTCGGCACCCATTTTAAACGGAGCTTGAAGAATAGTGCTGATACCGCTAAAAACTTTATCGCCTATGTCTTTTACTTTGATGTTTTTTAATCCGCTTTCAATTCCCTTGGTATATTCTTGACTGATAATCGCGGCACCGCCGACAAAGCCCTTGCCTTGAATATCTCCGAGGGTTGCAGGGGTTTCATTTTCCTTTCCTGCCTTTTTTTCGGCATTCAATTCTCGATATATTTTCAATAACTGAGCGGCTTGGCCGTTTTCATCGTCTAGCATTTTTGCCGCTCGCATACTCGCCTCTAGTGCATTAATCGCCGCTTCCTCTTTCATATATTCCAAATCAATGGCCGTTTGCGAATAACCATTTTGCCTAGCTAGTTCAATGTTGAGATCAAAACTTTTTGATTTGATATCATCCAAGGCTTTAGCGCCTTCTTTTAGAATCTCAGGACTAATCAAATCTGGCAGCGGTTTCATTCCTGAAAGGTTCGTAATTTCTTTTTTGAATTTCTCGGTTGTTCCGGTTGCTGATTCAACTTTATCCTCGAACGAGGTCATGAAATTTGCGGCTTGTTCCATAACTGTATCTAAGTCGCCAAGGTCTAAATTATCCTTTAACTCGTCAGTGTCTAAAAGGATTTGAGCGTTTTCCTGACGCAAATCAGCAACGCTTTGTTTGTATTTTTCAACCATTGACTGAAACGGGGCGTCGAGGCCAACTGTTTTCGTTATGCTTACAAGTCCCTCGGCCATAGCTAGATTGATTTTGTCTATCATTAGCTTGATTTCGTTGTAAACGTGAACGAATGATTTACCAATTGTTGAGGCGAGTAGTTCAAAGTTTCTATAGAGGATTTGAACAGAAACAACCGTAACCGCTATTGCAGCGGGAATAAGTAAAAATGTTTTAGCCGCTGCCGCTAAAGGCGCTGACCATGATGCGAATGCTGAGCCAATCTGAAAGATTGCCGCACCGCCTATAACAGCTCCGATTCCCGCTATCGCAAGTTGGAATGAAACTAAATCATTTGCCAGCTTTCCAAAATCAACCGATGCAATCCCAGATTTGAAAGCCTCAAAGAAAAGTTGAACATTGTCCCTCGCGTCAATCAAAGTCGGGGAAAGATCGTTTTTAACGTATTCCGTTATGGTTCTAATTGTTTCGATGGATGATTCCAGGCGAGCGGGATAATCAATTAGATCAACGATTAGCTCGCCGACCGCCTTTTTCAAATCCTCGAATGCAGCGCCCTTTATTTGCTCAAGGCCTTTAATCGTTTTCGCTGATTGTTCCGCTAAGTCGCCTAGGCGCTTGTCCAAATACTCAACCGCTGCGCCTGCCTTTAGTTGATCCTCGCTGAATTTTTTTATCTGGGGATCAATCTTTGATAAACCCCTGCCAACCCCGGTGAGTGAAGCCTGAAGCGCTGAAAATGAACCCTCTAGGGATTCGCCAGTAACCGCCGATAGGTTCGCGGCAGTTTTTACCATTTGCTTTGCCTTATCGTCGGTCAATCCCATGACTTTCGCTTGACCTAATAGGCTCAAAGTCAAATCATCATCAATCCCAAGTAGCCTCCCTAGCTCATCAGCGAAGCTGCGAAATGATTCTAGGTTTTTTTCTGAATATTGCCCGGATAGAGCGAGTATGTTTGAAAACTTTGTTACAGCTTGTTGACCATTTTTGAATGCCTCGACACTTTCAGCGGCAAACTCTTTTATCGGCTCGATGAAATACTCAAGGGCTTTGGTTCCTAGTTCGAGCGCTTGGTTAAGAATTACGATCCCCGATCCAAGGCCTTTAACTGCCTCGGTAGCTTCCTTAGCTTGACCGGCAGCCGATTTAAAAACGGCGTCAAACGATCCATCTTGAGCCGCCGTGATCTTAACCCTGAACTCGGCATCGCTTACCGTGGTTGCCATCGTGTCTATCCTTATTTACCGAATAACTTTTCTAAGAGCGGGAAAACAAAACCTTGAACGTCAACCCATATTCGATTGTAACGCCTATCGGTCCATCGCTCCACGAAGTAAGGAAAAACAGCGGCAAAGATTTCGTCTTGATCATCAATAGATCCGGGTTTTGGAAGGATTCCGGTTTCAAAGGATACCCGGCATTGACTAAATAAAATGGCGGCGTGTTCGCTCCACGTCGCTTTGCCAGCGCAAAAAGGAAGTTCAATGCCTATTTTGTCAACTGATTTCGGTCGGGTTAGATTATTCCATCCTGGCTGCGCGCATCGCCGCTCTTTCTGCACTAGATCGGGACACTTTGAGCAATTAAAGGTTCGCCTATCCTTTTCCTCGGCAAACCAAAGATCAACGAGCGCGCCTATCAGTTTTTTGCGGATTGCTTAAATTCGCCGGTTTTTTCATTGTAAACAGCAAAAATTTCCTGCGCGAATCCATAGCGAACCATAAGAGCCATTGTTTCATCATGAACACCGCCCTTGCCGTTCTTTTTAAACGGTATGCGCTCGGCTAACGGAACATAATCCGGGTTAATGATATCCTTTAACACGTTTCTAACCACGGCTTGCGACCACGTTCCGATAGCTACCTGATCCTTTCCCCTCATAATTGAATCGCTAATCTCGGCAGATTGAGCTGCGTTTACTTCAAAATTGCATAGAAAAATGGTTGGTTGCGTGTCGGGAAGAAATTTAAGATCATCCGGGTTAAGGGTTTCCAGGTATTTTTTGTAGACGGTTTCTTTCCATTCCGCTTCATCGTTTCCCTTGTCATGGGAATCATCATTTTCCGAAACGAACCGAACCGCATTAAGAGCGATCTTTTTTTGTATCTTTATAGCCATAGCCTTGGATTCCTTTTCAAAAAAAAATAGCCGTTTAGCAAATACTAAACGGCTACCTGACCAATCTGCAACAACTTAGCGTTAATAGAACCCGACTGCAATAGGATCAGCCGCGCCCGGCGTTGATTGATAAAGAACCCCAGTCAAAGAAATCGGCGTTAGCCCGCTATCTGGAACCTCGATAGGCGGAACCTCAACAACCCATTTCGGGGCAGTGATTTTCAAATACCTTCCCGTTAAGGCGCCTAGAACGATCTCAGGCGCGTAACCGGCAAAGTTTTGTGTTTGAACAACGTCGGCAAAATTTTCGTTCGAAAGGTCGAAATTGACCGCAAGCGTTATGGTCATACGCTTATCAGCCGCAAAGCCTCGGTTGTGGTCCCGCCCGAAATACTTGTTAAGGTCGCTATGGTCGTTTTTGAAGTCAACCGACCATTCGGTAACATCAATCGACGAGCCGCCAGCGTTGAGCTTGAGCGTTCCAACAAGATCAGTATAGATATTATCGCGCCCGGTTTCTTGGACCGCGCCAGGATGCCATGGGACAAGATAACCGTTGGCAGGAATGGTAACAGCCGAGCTAAGGGTAACAGTGTTCCCAACGTCCGAAATGCTTAGAACGCTCAAAGAGCCATCAGCGCCCGCTAAGATCGTGCGTCCATCGGTGTCCACCGTCATAACATAAGCGCCCTCGCTAAAGCGCTTTTCCTGATCAGTAACAACGCCAACCGTTGCGCTTGCCGTCACAAGCGAAGGAACCTTAGCAATCCCCGCAATCGAGCGAGTAGCTGCCATCCCCGACCATTCGCAAGTCGCCGGACCGTCGCCCGGTCCCGTAGCTTTCATATCCTTGACATAGGCACCATTGAAATACTCGCCGAAAATCGTGGAAACCCTCACAAGCGAGCAATAGAAATTCGGAAGCCCTTGGGTGTAAACGATCGAGGTTGAGGGGTTAACAGTTTCCGTTCCTAGAAGTTGTTCCCAAAGTAGCTTTACGGCAGTATCAAGCGAATCGCCAGCCGTCCCGCTCATGTTGATATAGGTTGAAATTGAAAACTCAGCGGTTTTCTTTTTCTTGATGATCCCGGAATGGAAACGACCGGACCGATGCGCGTTAGATTCAATAGGCTGAGCGAACTTAGGACCGCCCGTTGTGTAAAGCAGAAAATCCTGATCATTAGTCCCGACAACTTCAACCCCGCCCTGGCCGGTGCCAAGTTTGAGATAGTCGGCCACGTTTGCCGTCAATCCGTCGGTAATAACAACGGCGGAAGTTGTCCCAGTTTTCTGTGAATGGACAACATAAAGACCGCCAGCAAATTCAACCCAAACCCTAGAATCAAGTCCAGCGGCAGCTAGCGCGAGGTTTATTTTGGATTCGAGTTCAGCCGCAATAAGCGTTCCCGTTGTATTTCCACCTAATGACAAGGTTACGGCGGTAACTGGACCGCCATCGACGGCAACCCTTAGGTTTGTGTCTGATTGGGAAGTTAAATCGGTTCCCGGCGCAGTGTCCGAAGTTGATTTTCCTTGAGTTCCAATCCTCGGAGCATTGAACGTGAGCGGGGTTGATTCCTTCCGCAAATAAATCGAGCCGTCAATGCCAAGGTTAAACCCTTGCTTGTCGCCGTCGTAAGTAGTTTTATAGTTGACCTTTGACCGATACTTAGCCATTTTTCCCTATCCTTTCTCTTATTGGCGAATCATCATTGCAAATATTGAAGAACCGAATACCCTTGGCTTGCTGCGCCGCCCTTAACCTTCAAGGCTTTTAGCGTTGATCCAACGCATCCAAGGCATTCGAAACACTGGCCAGCCTGCAATCTAACGCCGTCCGTGTCGGGATCGAGCGCCTTGCTTACCGCAACGTAACTTGCATTCCCGGCATCGGCGCAAACCTTAAAGCTAAAAAGAGCCTTTACGCTTATGCTTGGAATCGCGCCCGAAGCGGTAGTTCCAATAGTGTCATGATAATATTCAACACCGCTTATCCTTACCGGCGTTGATTGAGCGGTTGCACTTTGCGCGACAAGAAAAGCTAACATCATGGCAAGGATCAGTTTTATCCGAAAAGCGATTTTGCTCATGATACCACCCCGCGTTTTTTTAAAGATCGTATGGCTTTGTTCTATAATGTACCACAATTTGAAACGTGGCGATGCGGTTGGCCTCGATCATAAATAAATCGGTTTCATCCACGCCTAGCTCCACCTGATAAACCCTTGGATGAAAACGGAACTCGCTTGTTATGTTAGCCGTTGGATGATTAGCAAAAATCGCCTTATTAACCGCCCGCATGAGTTCAGCTAGCTTTGTGTCGGGAACCTCGCTATCGACAATCTGCAGCCTATAGCTACGCGCATACTCAATATCTTGCTGCTTATGGGTTGGTATCCCGCCTTCGTCAAGAATCAGGATAGCGGGAAGGTCTTTTTCCTCTAAGTCGATCCCTTGTGGGATCTTGTCCTGAAAAATCGATTTGATCGTATGGTCATAACCATTAGCCGTTTGAATCGTCGCTAACCTATCGGCAAGTGCTACGCCGATTTGAGCGCGGATTGAAGGCGAACTTGTTGGCATTTCATAAATCCTTTAAAACTTGTTCCCTAATTCTAATCATTAGAGCCGCCGGAAATCGCTTGTATGCTTCGATTACAGCCGGGGTAATGTAAGGGCGCGATTCCATGTTAACCTCCTTCTTAAGCGAGAATAGAGGCGTTATAATCGATTTGCGCTTTTTGCCCTTTCCAGGCCTGGGATTCTCGACGAAAGCGGCAATCTTGTTCCCGCGCTTAGAATTGAAAATAGCAAAGCGATCCCTTCCCTTCCCGTTTTTCATGGCATTAAAAAAATCGCTTGGCGTCATGGTTTTAAATTGGCTGAGCTTCCCGCGAGATTTTGGACCGAAAAGGGGAATCCAAAGATTCTTGGCTTTCTTTGGCGTGATGATCCCGCCTAGCTCATGAATCCGGCCATATTTAGCGCGAACCCCAACAAAACCTGCGATGCTATCCTGCCCGGCAATATCGAAACCGGCATAGATCGAGTTCGTTAAAAAGCCAGTCTTAGGCCTTTCAGTTGTTCCCTTGAAAGTCTTAATAGAATTTTTTACGGCGCGATTCTTGGCATCGTTGGTTATCTCGACCATAGCAATCGCAGCGCCTCGTTTCGTCGCATCCCGAATTGTCGAAAGGTAGGTTCCGATTTGACTTAGCTCTAGGACTTTTGCCATTTTTAAGCCTTTCAACATATCCGCCGAACATGAAGCCCATAAAAAATAATAGGCCAAAAAACAGGCAATAGAAAATGAAGGCTCTTAGAAAGATAAAAGTTAAATTCATCGGTTCCTAATCGACATTGGCGAAACAGGGATAGAAATATCCCGATATTCCCCTAGCATCGAAACCACGTCAGTCGGCAATCCCGTTAGCTTGTCCCATGCGCCAGAATAGTTTTCATAGCTTTGCGATTCGCCTTCCTTTGACCTCGAAGAAAGGCCAAGCGACTTGCGCGAGCGCCGACGGTAAAAAGCCTCAACCGCAAGGGTTGAAGCCATCTTCACCCTAGCCGGGACCGTAGCATAACCGTAATGGTATGAAATTTTCGCTAAGCCTCGTCCCTGAGGCATAATCTGCGTCTTAAGGTAAATCCCGTCAGGCCTTAGAATGTAATCGGTTTCTTCAAGCGCTACTCCACCGCTTCCATCTAGGCCTAGTCCCATCAATAATTCTTGCACCGATATGATCGGGTAAAATTGAGGAACTAGGATATCACTGCGCCGACAATCGATAAGCTCGCCCGTGACCGTGGTTTCAGTAAATTCAGTATCACAATAGTTTGTAATAGCCTGATCAACCGCATCTTGGATTTGCGTTAAAATGGCATCCTGATCGTTCCCGGTGATCGATAGCCATGCTTTGATATTACTGAGCGTTTCCAGCGCCATATTCAACCGCCTTTGTGCGAGCCTTTGCCTTGCCAGCCATGGATTTATTTAGAGGTTTTTCTTGCGTTGCCGTTTCACTCGCCGGGACGGGATCGGGCTTGCTTTCAACCGGCTTAACGAGTTCCCAATGCCCGTTGTCAAGTTTTGCCGTTTCCTCGACTAAGCCAACCTGCCTCAAATCGCCGTGATATAAGATTTTCATGGGCGCAAGCATTTCCTCGGCTACCTTTATTTTATCGCCTTTCTTAAACTTCGTCGCGCCGCACTCGGTAAGAACCAAGGGATATTTTTCAGCGCCGATCACTTCTAGGGTTGCTATTTTCATTGTTTAACCTTTCATGAAATAAAAAGACCTTCCTAGATTAAACTAGAAAGGCCAGAAGGGGAAACGTCGAACCAACCAAACCAAAAGGAATCATGAGATCGTTTCGACGTTATAACCGATTGCTACCGACTTTTCAGTAGCAGATTGAGGATTGCCAGCAAACGCATGGCGTTTTTTGGCGCTCATCAGCATTTTGTCACTGGAAGGAAGGGAAGGCGCTGCCCATACTCGGATGCCTGCGCGAACGTAAGACGCAAACCGGCTTTTCTTAACTAAGAGTGCATAGGTTTTCGTCTGGCCTGGAACCGTGTAAACGCCGCTTGTGAAAAGATCTTCACGAATCCATTCGGATTCAACGCACTTGATCCCAAACACTGGCGGAACTTGGCCAGTGACGTTTGACGCTGGACCGCCGAAAGCGAACGCCGTGAACAATTCAGGAATCGCGCCAGTAACAAGCGCATTCGAAACCGTTGGGGGAAGGATATAAGCTAGATCGCCTTTCTCGGATGCGAACTTGCCCATGCGCTTGAGCAATTGCTCGAAAAGCGCCTTGGTTGGAACGTCAGCCGCATGATCGTAAGCAACGCCGTTAGCCGAGTTAGCCAAAGCCAACTTACGAAGGCCTTTATAAGCCTTTCTAAAGTCGGTTGCTGCCGTTACATCGGCGTCCATGTGAACCAAGGAATCATCGCCTTCAAGCAATGCGTGTTCTTCCGAACGCGCAACGCCTGCGACAACCTCATAGCGAAGTTTGTCGATGATCGCAGGGACGGAATCCATAGTTAGATCTTCAGTGATCTCGGCATGGCAAACATTGTTTTTCGCCACAACTTGATAACTTGCCTGCGTGTTGCTTTGGCCGGAAAAAGTAGCCGTGTCGGTTTCTAGCTTACCCTTCAAGCGACCAAGAGCGCCGGGAACCGTGATCGTTGCAGCTTCCATAGGAAGGGAATCAAAAAGACCGGCAACGAGTAGCGGCACGTCTAATTCCTGGAAATAGAACCGAGCGTTGACCGTTGGCGACCATGAGCTAAAGCCAGAAATATCAAAGGCCTTGAGCATTGGCTCTAGGTGTTGCTTGTAAATCGGGGTTGCCATCATAGCATCAGCGCTTGGGTAAGCGCTGCGCGTCATGATTTGCGCCTGAATCTCAACGGCGTTGAAAAGTTTTTTCAGACCAAATAGACGCAAGCGAACCTCGTCGGGAAGATTCCCGGCTTCGCTCTTTAGTCCGAAGTTGATCGACCGCACCGCTGGCGCTGAATCGTTTGATTCCCGCGCTCCGAGGAAAGTTTTCATATCATGAACGCCACAAGCCTTAAGCATTTCCATATCCTTGGCAAATACCGGCTTACCAATGACAGCGGGCGCGCCCTTGCCTGCTAGCGTATCGTGGAATTTGTCAATGTTTGACTGCGTGGTTGCTGCTTCTGACATAAATAAGAACCTCCAAAGAGAAAAATTTGTTCAAGAAATTGCAATAATCAAGGGACGCCCTAACATTTTAAGCGCTAGGGATTTTTTCAGCTAAAAGTTTTACGGTATCAAAAAGTTTTTCAACGGACTTGGAAACACCGCTAAGACCGTCTTCTAACGCCTTAAAACGATCATCAAGCGCTTTCTTTTTCTTATCATCTTCGTCCGAATCTGGCTCTTGATCAGCGCCATCATCTTTAGGCGGTTTCTTACCTTTGGTTTCTACCGCCTTAATAATTTGGCTTCCCTGCTCTTTCAAAGCATTGATTCCCGATGCGATGCTATTAAGAGAATCGCCGAGAGCTTTGAAACTATCTTTCAATTCATCATCCATTTTCTTGATCTCCTTATTGATTATAAAGTTACCATCCTTTGATAAAGACGGGAAGGCCCATAGCTTTCCATTTTTATTTTTTGATTGTTTATGATCTTTCATTTCGAAAAGAGAACCCGCATTGCATGGAACCGCTACAACGGAAAGTTCGAGCATTTCCCATTCCTCGATTGATAGCGGCTCAACTAAAGCGCCCATTTCATCGTAAGCAGGCGGGCGCATCTTGAGCGGGATAAATCCAACCGAAACCGCCTTGAGTATTTTTTGAGCAATCAAGCTGCGCGCCTCGGTTTGCGATGCGGTTAATGGTGCCGCCTTGGGATCGCCAACCCAACCCTCAAAATGAACGCCGTTTTCCTCAGGCCTTAAAACCGTCACAAGTCCAATGGGACAACTATGGTTGTGCTGTAAAAGAAGGACGGGGTTTTTCTGATAACCTGAAACGTCTATTCCCGTAGGGTTTAGAACCTCGTTCATTCGGTCCTTTGACTTCTCATTGGCAATCCCGCCGATCTCAAGTTTTCCATCGGGATTCAAAACGCCTGATCCGCCAATTTCCTTTAGCCTAAAATCGCTCGGAAACGTCGCCATCCTAACGATGTCTTTTTTCTTGGTAGTCGGGACAAGAAAACCTTTTTCATTAAAACGCCACGTTTTTAATTCTTTTGTTAGGTGATTTACGAAATTTGTATTCATTTTTTCAAAACTCCAAATCCAAAATGTGATCGGCATTACTCGTTGCGTTTGGCGGTATTACTGAAATCATCGTACATCGGCAGTTGATTGTCGATCCTGGCTCTCCGCTTGGATCTCTTGGATAAGCTAACTGACTGCCATCTTCGGCATGCCATTTGAAATCTGAAGGAACCTCGCCCATAGCCTCAAACTCGCCGTGTTCTTCCCGCGCATCGGGATTAACGCCAATGTCGCCTTGATGCAGCCATTGCTTTTTGACCTGGGAAAATACTTGCCCAAGCACTTCATGATTCCATGCTTGCCCTTGGCTAACGGCGGTTAGGATCTCGGTTCTAGTAATGGTATTAAATTGGTTAGAATACGATTCATTATATTTTTCTCTTAAGGTTCCAACGATTTGATCAATGGTTAGGCCTTGGCTGTAACCGTCCTCGATGATCCCCATAATTAAATCGGTTCTCGTGCGGTCAAAACCCTTGAAACTTGAAATAGAGCGATCAGCTAGGATTTTCCTTTGTCCCCTTTTCGTCTTTTCCTGCAACACGTCAATCGCCTGCCTATCTTGATCAGAAAGCGGATTGAACTTTATAGCCTTTGTTGAGGGAACTAGGCATTTAACCTGCGAAGCCGCGACGGAGAAACCCCTATCTAATGCTTTTTCGAGCGCAGGCGTTGCACGTTCCAGATAAAAATTAAGACGGTCCCCTATTCTTGATCTTAGGTATGATCGAACATCCATTTTTTCGCGCAATGCTTTCGCCGCTTGGTCTAGGATTTCGTTAATGTAGGCCTTAACAGCCTTACCGTATGGCTCAGCAAGTTTTGATTCGATGCGATTCTGGGAACCCGTAGCCGAGGCCTTGACAGCCTGAAAGGTATCGCTATCAGGTTCAATGGATTTTTTGAGTATCTTCCCGATAACCGCACTCACGCCATCCCGCAATTCAATGGTTCGAAAACTTTCAGCGTCAAAATCATCAGGATCTTTTTGACGGATGCGCCAGCTATCGGCGGTTTCGTCAGGTTCTTTAGTAACAAGAAATCCATTGTCCTTCGCCCAATTAATCGCGTCCTCTTTCTTCGGGAATTTTTCCTTCGAAAAGATGAGCGTTTGGATCTCAAAACCTTCGGGCGCTTTTAATGGTAGTTCTTTGGTTGAAGCGGTAGCGCTAAGAGCTAGCGAAGTCGTTTGAGCGGAACCCCTAATTTCTGCAACAAATTTTTGGCCGGAACCTTCGGGCGCTGGACCTTCGCCGAAAATTTTTTCACGGATCTCATCGATCCAGAAATAATTCTCCATGGCTTTGGCGCGCTCTGATTTATCTAGGATACTACCCTCAACCGCTGCAATGCTAGAAAAGTCCGGCCTAACTTCAACCTTTCCCCTATAAATACCCTTCACTAGATAACTATTATTCCATCCCGATGCGACAAACCACGAAAGCGGGATAATGGTATTAGCCCAAAAAGTTCTTTCTTGTTGCTCGGAAGTAGCTCGGTTAACGTCCTCGGTAAACCCGACCATTGACGGCGGAATCCCTCGGATAGCTAAAATGGTTTTCCTGTTTTCCCGCAACCCGTCTAGGTGTTGCATTTCAGCCATCGTTAGGCTTGATTTCGTCCATTTAGCGCCTTTAGGTAGGAAAAGAGTTCTCCACCAGTTAGCTCGCCCAGTAAAAGATTGCTCGAAAGTTGTCATAAGCCTTTGCAGGCGTTGCTTTGATAGTTCCTCGGTTGTCTCGACAACGCCCGAACTTGTTGCGCCTCTAAGATAAAACGCCATTTCAAACTCTGATTTATAACGATCAAGAAGAATAGGGCGCGCAGCGGCAGCAAATGGGCTTAGACCATAGAGCGGCGTATAGGGGTTTGGGATCTTATGGTGGATTACATACTCGATCGGATACCAACGGCGCGAGCCGCTCGCTACCGTGTCATAAACCCAAATCCCGTCAACCCTCTTTTCGTCCCGGTTATAGTTTGGCTGGCATTGCTCAACCGGGATTCTGCCGATAATCGATTTGAATTTTTCATCGATAATAAGAAATGAGTTACCAGCTAAATCAAGGTCCAAGTATTGGCACCATTTCATTGATTTTTCGTCCTCTAGCTCCGAGCCTTGGGACAAAATATCAATCAAAGGATGCGCCTCTAATGCCTTGTCATTCCCGACCTGATAAACCTTAAAGGGTATCGCGCTTAAAGTTCGAGCAACAAGCGAGGACGTTAGGTAAATCCAAGGTTCACGGCTATAGAGGCCTTTGATCCTTCCCGCGTTGCTTCGAATATCCATTTCCTGGCCGAAATATCCGCCCTGATCATCAGCCTGCTCAAAGGCCATGAAATCGGAATAGCTCATCATTTTTTGCATTTCCCGCGCTATGACCGAGGAAACTCCGTTGGCTTCGATGAGGCTTACTAAGTCCTGATCGGGCTTAGAAAGGGGTTTTTCGTTTTCTGATTTTTCTTGTGTTTTTTTAGAAAAAAGTCCCATTTTTTTAATCGTCCTCATTAAAAGCTAACTCTAGGTCATTCGTTTCTTCGTTCAAGATCTCGTCA